CCGGGGTATCCGGAGCGTCGAGAGCCCCGAGGTAATGAGGCTTCAGGTAGGTCTGGAGGTTCGTAAACTGGAGATCAATGCCAGCGGGAACATCCAAGATGCTCTTGAGCTTGTCGTCAAGGACGAACACGCGGTTGTTTTCGGCGTGCTTCAGGTTGTTTTCCTTTACATACGCATTGATGCGCTTGGTGACCTCGCCACGGCTAACACCCTCTCCATCACCAAGTCCAAGGAAAGTCGCCAACTTCGGCGATACCTTCTGGAGGCGGTTGAAGCCTGAGCGGGATGCGCGCTCCTTAGTCTTCTCGCCAGTGGGGTCCTCCTGATGGGCACGAACCTTGCGGACGATCTTCGCAAGGGACTTGATCTCCTTCGAGAGGGCGGTAAGCTGCTCAGTGATAGAATCCATAGAAGCCATTGTGTGTTTGGTACTACTTACTTCTAGTCAGGTTTCTTTAACCTTGGAAATTCGCTGGAATCACCTTGGTATGGCATGTCTTCTTCAGAAGTGCGGACACGAACAGCAACATATTGATTAAGCACAGTCCCAACACAGCGACGAAGGCTGCGTCACGGATCTGTATCGTCGTGAGGTATTTCACGGATGCGGTCGTATAGACGTCGGAATGGCTGATCACCCTGTAAGGGGGGCTGGGGTCCACATCGCTGCACTGCCCAGGGCACCCCTTGCCCTCATGGCAGCACCCAGCCTCACATTCATAGTAGACACCATCCTCTTCCACCATACACTTTTGATTCCTCCGTGCGTCAGATGCGCTCGACAATGCGTAGCATTGGCAGTTCCTCTTTCGGTTATCACCTTTACAACCATTCGCTTTGCAGTTCATTTTTTCTACGTCTACTGTAATGGACGAGAAATATTACTCACCAAAAACGGTCGACGACTTTGCACGTCAAACCATATGTCTGGGGAAAACTGATATGTTCAAGGCGTGGATGAACAATGATCCGGTTCAGTGGCGTAAGCTGGCCCGTAAGCACAAAATGACTGAGTCGCAGGTTGAGAAGATACTGTATGTGCTCCTGACTGACACATCCCGTGGAACCCTGTATCATATGGTATCTGGAATGACCTCCAAGATGCTCCCACTGGGAGAGATGATCATAGGAGGGGGTGAGGCATTCAACTACTACTCACCTCGTGAACACCGCATAGTAACTTCTGATATTGACACAAAGTTTGTTCCAGCATTCAAGTTTGGAAAGAAGAAGACATTCCTTCACTATCAATGCACCCGTCTCTTGATGTGGGATCAGATGGATGTGCTGCGCCGTCGCTTCAATGGAAAGATGACTGCAAATGTTCGCAAGGCTGCTGCGTCAAAGTTAGGGCGCTTTCTGAACCTGGCGGCTTCCCCCGTTCCCAGTCGCCTGACCCGTCGCTACACCCTCAAGGGAAAGGAGAAGCAGGGGAACACCAACAATGTTTCTCCGGGTAACACCCTGGCTGACATCGAGATCTTTGCCCTCGACATTCACATGTCGTGGTGGCACCCAGAGGTCAATAAGACCTCCGTAGACACTCTGGGTGGTATGTTGGACGCCGTGCTCCTCAGGAGGGACGAGATGGGTGCGAGTGTGTGGGAAGACAGGGTGTATCTGAAGGACAAGGGTGTCATGATCGCGGGGAAGAAGTATCTCATCGACGACTTGTATCTCCTGAATAAGTTGGGTCTCAGGAAGGAGAAGGCTGACAAGGATCGCAAGAGGATGTATATATTCTCCAAATACGTCTTGAACCTCCCAGGGGTCCGCAGTTCCATGAGCACCGACACTCTGTTCAAGCACATCAAGCCTCGGATCGCCAAGATCAAAGCAACGCCCAGGACGCGCAAGAAGTTCCAGCCCGCCCTGGCATACCAGAACGCCTCGAAGGTCAACCCGCTCCGCAACGAGAAGACGGGTGTCAGCAAGCCCAAGAAGACCAAGTCCCACCACCTCGCCCTGAGCCTGCACGCCCCCAGGGGGTTGAAGGTTCCGGGGTACAAGGAGACGGCGGGGGACTTCAAGTTCAACGAGGAGACCCTCAAGTGGGTCAGGAACAAGAGGAGGACATACATTCACAATGAGGAGACCCACCGCATCAACAAGAATAGCGACGTGAACATTCAGTTGAACGGTATCCAGGCTGTTCGTCTGGAGAAGACACTCAGGGGCTACAACCCTGCCCGAGACTCTTACATCGCCGTGGACTTCAGGCGGAGGGCGGCCCTCATCAAGTTTGCCGGTCTCCCCGATAAGAAGTTCGTTAAATAAAGGGTAAACAATATACCTGTATAGAACAACAATGCAATTCTCAGAGGAGATTACGACGCTTTCCGACGGTCGCAAGTTCATTCGCTGTACGGAGAGCCGTCTCAAACTGAAAGAGTGTGTGCTCGAGGATGATTTCCAGGCGGACGACAATGTGACTATGCAGCTGTCAGATGATACCGCAGCCGTTGTGCGTCAGCGGGATGACTTGATTCTTCAGGCTGCCAAGGACAACTCCGAGTTGTGGTTTGGTCGGAAGATGTCTGACAAGAAGATCGGGGGTGCCTATGTGCCAGGTGTGGGGCAGTCGGGTGTTATGACTTGTGAGAAGGCCAAGGTAAAGGGTCAGGTGATGGTCAGGGCATTCGGTATCGACAAGACCCCAGCCGATTACGAACAACTTCAGAAGGGTGTCAAGTGTCATATTTTCGCCGAGCTTCTGGGGGTCCTCGTCTACCAGAAGAATTTTTCCCCTCTCTGGAAGGTCGTCCAAATGCTGGTCATTCCGGCACCCAAGCCCAAGAAGCCCAAGCGGTACACAGACGAATGTCTGTTCGAGGATGATGATATTCCAGTCCAGACCGAGGAGGAGGATGATGGTGGTGAAAGTGATGATGAGCCGTAAAAATATTATGTGATGATATACTAAATGTTTAACGTTAAGGACATCCGAAAGTCCCTCCCGATTCTGGTTCTCGTTGGTGTGCTCGTGTGGTGCATGTGCTACAGCGACAAGGGTCGCGAGTTTTACGCCCCCCTCGTGGGTGGTGCCTCTAACAGCGACGCTCCCTCAGTCAAGAGCGCCGGGTGTGCACTGGGCAACGGTGTCGGTCTCGCCAGCAGCCTGCTCCCCCGCGAGGTGTCCAGCGCGGAGGACTTTGGTCAGTTCGCCCCCGATGAGATCCTGAAGGGTCAGAACTTCCTGGACCCCCGTGCGCAGATCGGCTTCCCCGAGACGATCGGCGGCAACCTCAGGAACTCCAACCAGTCCATCCGCGCGGAGCCTCCTAACCCCAAGAATCCGTATGTGTGGCAGAATAGCACCATCACTCCTGACCTCATGCGTCGTCCCCTTGATTAAAGAATTCCCGTTATACAGTAGAAACACCATATGTCTGATTCAGAGCAGATCAAAGATAAAACTCGTGAGTTGTTTGAACTTAAAGAGCAACTCAAGGCGATCGGTAAAGACACCAAATTACTCAGGGACAGAGTCAAGGGTTTGACCCAGGAGATTGGTCAGTTCATGAGCACTCAGGACGTTGACTCTGTCAGTGTGAAGGGTGTGGGTAAGATTTCCCAGAAGACGGCAGTGAAGAAGGCGCCCTTCAACCGCAAGTCGGTCAAGGTGGGTCTCGCATACTACTTCGGGGACGATGAGGCCAAGGTGGAGGGAGCAATGACGGCGATCGAGGACAGTCTTCCACAGGAGGAGGCGACTCAGGTGAGTGCACGGGCCTCGAAGGCTTAAGGACATGGGTCCAGATATATACAGAACAAGATACATCTACGTATCAGCAGCAATGCCTATTATCAAGCCATCAGATGATCACTATTATCATCCCGATTATACGGATGACAATGGCGACGAGGATATATATGATATGCACTTGGACTTTCTTCAGTGGCAGGAGTGGTATCAACAGGATCTTATGAATATGTGGATGGGGATGAGGGGCTACTGCGATAACTCGTACCTCAGGGGCACCCTCATGGGTGGAATGGAGTATAACGACTTCTGCGAGTTCGTGTATTACTTCTCCACCCAAGCGTCGTCCAGACACGCCACCTAATTTCTAAACATTTTCTATGTAAATGATAAATGTTCGACGTTTCCAGTCCCAAGGTCACCACACCAGCTCTGCTCTTCGCCGCTCTCAGCCCGGGTATGCTCGTCCAGCTTCCCGCCTCTCTCAAGAATATCACCAGCGGCGACGCGCTGTTCACCCGTGGCACCAGCAACAGCAGCGTCTATTTCCACTCGCTCGTGTTCCTTATCGTGTACAAGCTCGTTGCCAAGCATACGGGTCTGGTTCTGACGAAGACCGACCTGCTCGTGACGACGGCGCTGTTCATCTCCCTCAGCCCGGGCATGTTTCTCAGCCTGCCGAAGGGTCGGGGGGCGACGGGTCCGGCTCAGGTGCTCGTGCACACCCTGGTGTTCGCAGTGGTGTTCGCGTTCCTGAGGAAGCAGTTTCCTTCTTACTATTAGATAGGGATATGGACCCAATAAAACATTTGGTGATTAGTTCAGGAGGACTAATAGTGTACGCATATGCTGGTTTCTTTAACAGTAATCAGCACCTACTGAAAGAGGTAGAGACCGTTACAGGAGCATCGGCTGGTGCAATCTGGGCAATGCTCTACGCCTTTGGGTATGATCCTCAGGATATCATGGAGATTCTCCTGACGGTCAATGTGAAGGACATGGGTAAAGCGAGTGCGGTGTCGTTTGTACGGACGTTCGGTATGTATTCAAAGGATACTGTGCGCTCTGAACTGCTGAAACTGGTGAACGGTAGGGATTTGACGTTTGCGGAACTGGACAGGCAGTTGTTTGTGGCGGCGTATTGCCTCAACACGAATAAGACTGAGTATTTCTCTAGCTCGTCGACGCCGTCCGTCAAGGTTGTGGACGCCGTGATGGCTTCCATGTCCATACCCGGTCTGTTTTCTCCCGTCAGGATTGATGAGAAGTATTACCTGGATGGTGCATTCGTGGATCAGTGGCCTGCAGATCCTGTCATAGGACTGAATCCTAAACACGTCCTGCGGTTGGGGCCGTCCCAGAAGAATTGGTCTAGGAAGCAGGTGTGGGGGGAGATCAAATCGCTGAAGGATTACTTGAAATTGTTGCTGTGGAGTCTTAACGCTCACAGGCAGAACTATCAGATGAATACACATCGTATAAACATCGATTTGGGAGACGACCTAGATCCATTTGACTTTACTTCTGAGTATGAAACCCTCCTCAAAATCGTAGCAGCAGGCGCAACTACTAGTTATTTTCTCGGTGATTAGTAAGTATATGGAGCGAAAGTTGCTCAGACAGCGTTTGAGGCTAGCTTACGGCTTATCAGTGTTAGAGGCGCGTTCTATCCCGCTGAACGAAGCGGCGGCAATGCTTGTCAAATGCAAGAAACTTAGGCTGCCGTACAATCACAGCGAGGTGGTGAAAGGGTATAGGATTTACTACAACATTACAAAGACGGTGCGTCTGAAGGGGAGGGACTATCACACACTCCTCATGGGCAACCCGACCAAGAAAGACCTCGTGAAGTATGCCACTCTCGTCAAGGGCGTGCAGCTCAGGAAGGACATGAAGAAGGCGCAGATGAAGGCTGTGATATTGAAGGCTCTGGGTGCATCAGGAGTCACCGAGCCGACCGCCATTCGTGCGGTGAGGGCGAGGATCATGCGCAAGGGCGGGAAACCCGTCAAACCCTCGGTTGGGGAGACGATCGCGAACACCGTCAGGGTCTATGTGACCAAGACGGTTCCGAAGCGCAATAACAACGTGAAGGCACCCAATAACAACTCCCTGGTGATGCCGAAGCCGATCCCGAAGCCTGGGGAGGAGGTGAAGCCCATGAACGTCTCCCTACCCAACGCCCCCCCGCCCGCTCCACCCTCTGCTCTGAAGCCTGTGAACGTCAATCCGTTTAACTCAAAGCCTGTCAACAATGGGAGGATGAAGTTCATGGGGATGCCCATGCCCACATTCACACCCGCACCTGCGCCTGCGCCTGCGCCCGGGGCGGGTCCAGTCGTGACGGTAACGGGGGGCGGTAGGAATAACAACCGTGGTCGCGGGGGGCTGTTGGGGGGAATGGGCAACCTTAAGATTGCTAAGAATCTGTTTGGCACCGGGAACAATCCAGCTGCGATCAGGCAGATGGAACTCAATCACCAGATAAAAATTGAAAATCTGAAAAATAGGAGGAACGCTGCGAAGAATCAGAAGCAGAAAAACAACCTGAACCTCCAGATCAAGAAGCAGAACGCCACCTTCGAAATGCAGCGCAAAGCCGTCGATCAGAAGAAATTGTTGAAGGTCAATCAGATCGAGACGCTCAACGCAGTCGTGAATAACATGAGGACGTTTGTGGGACCGAGTGCACTCAAGCGTGCGAAGAATGGCAATACAGGTTTCAACAATAAGAATACCAACTCCGATCGGGAATATATCAAACAAATGGTGGAAATGATGACCAAGAAGAAGAAACTGTTTTCGCGGCGTCAAGGGTATTCTGATACGACACGGAAACAGGCTCTGAATCTCATTGAGAGGTATAGGAAGGCTATGAGGGGCAAGGGGGTTGTTAACGCCCGTAATGTCAATACCAAACTCGCAAACCACAAGAAGAAACATAACAACAATAGTGATTACAGGACCACGACGTTCCTCAGGCTCGAAGCTAAGATTCGAAACAGCAATAACAACCTCAACGTGCTCAGTGAAGCCCTAAAGGCGACGGAGTCAGGGAATTTGATGCCCTTTGAATACAAGGAACTTCAGCTTCAGCAGAAAAATGTGAAACATAACAGGAACAAAGTCAATAACAACAACATGACGATCCGCGTAAACAACAACAACAACAAGGCACTCATTAACAGTCTTCCACAAAATGCGAGGGCTAAGAGGGAAGCCTCCACCCAGAGGCGAATGAATATGTTACAGTCGATCAACAACCTCAAGAAGATTACAAACTCCGTCCAACTCAATGCAGCCAAGAAAGATCTGGAATCCAAAGTGAATGATGGGAAGTTTGCGAAGGCAACGAAAAGAAAGATGCGCATTGCCATCGGGAAGATCAAGCTTAACAATTCCACACCTGCTCTCACGCCATCACCAGCACCTCCTGAACGCGTAACCGCCATCGATAAGGGGAAGTCTCCCGAGGTGATCTCGGAGAACGGCAACAACGGCGCCAGTGTCAACAAAAACCAGGATTCCATCTCGCGAATGTTGAATGCGTTGGAATCCAGCGTAAACCAGATGTCCCCGGGGGACTTCGGCCATAAGTACAAACTCATCTCAAACAGTCTTAAGAATACACCCTTCACTGATCTCAAAACTAGACTCCTGTCAGTGGGACAGAAGCGTCAGGGTCATAACAACACCTTCAACCCTACCGCATTCAACAACAATGGTTTCGTGGCTTCGAGGACAAGGGGGGTGTAGTAATTAAAACTTGACGAGCATAAGTGTAAAATGGAGGACTGTTCTATATGTTGCGAAACCTACAACAAAGTCAAACGAGTGAAAGTTACTTGTCCGACATGTGATGTCTCATGTTGCCGTGCGTGTATCCAGAGATACATGCTCGATACGCAGAGTGATCCACATTGTATGTCGTGCCGCACCGCTTGGAATAGGGAATTCGTGGACTCATCGTGCACCAAGGCTTTCCGAATGAAGGAGTTGAAGAGTCACCGAGAGTATATTTTATTCAATCGTCAACTGTCTCTCCTTCCTCAGACGCAGGGGGCTGTGGAGTCTTATAGGGAGTGTGAGGAACTCACGCAAAACATCAAGAGTTTAGAGGAGCAGATTAGCCACCTGTCACACCTGAAGCTTCGGGCCGAGGGTTCGTGGAGGTATCATAACGCCGTGTGGCACGGGTATTCCACCGGTCAGCCGCAGGTGCGGAGGGAGTTTGTGAGGCGCTGCCCCTGTGATGGATGCAAGGGCTTCCTCAGCACCGCCTGGAAGTGTGGGGTCTGCTCGAAGCACATATGTAAGGAGTGCAACGAAGAGAAGGAGGGTGATGAGCATGTGTGCAAGCCAGAGAATGTTGAGACGGTCAAGTTGCTTAACAAGGATACGAAGGGTTGTCCGAAGTGTGGAACCCTCATATTCAAGATCTCTGGGTGTTCGCAGATGTGGTGCCCCGACTGCCACACAGCCTTCAACTGGAACACCATGGCGATCGAGACGGGTGTTATACACAACCCACACTTTTTCGAGTTCCAGAGAGGGCGGGAGCGAGAGGGTGTGCGTGGTGGTGGAGGGCGCAACCTTGCCGACATCCCGTGCGGGGGGCTTCCGACGACCCGTGAGATCCTCGGGCTCTGCGAGCGTCGCGGCGGTCTCATCCCTGATCACAACGCTCAAATACTCATGGACATCGTGAGAGGTATGCACCACATCGAACACCACGAGATACCGATACACCAAAACAACCAGAATAGGAATTGGGTGGTTGAGAGGGTTAACTACATGGTCAACAAGTTGGAAGAGGCTGATTTCAAGAAACTTCTCCAGCGACACGAAAAGACTGTGGAGAAGAATCGAGATATCGTGGGTGTGTTGAGGATGATTCTGAACGTTGTGTCTGACTTGATGAGGCAGTTGGTGGTGGACTCTCCCAACTATGGAGAATATATGGAGGAGGTAACGAGGGTCAGGGAGTATGCCAACGGTGCGCTAATGCAGATTGGGAACAGATACAACAACAAGTCTCTGCACATCTCACGCGTGTGGGAACTGATGAAGGTATAGAAGGATGTGGTGATATGTAAAAAATGGCAGATTACTCAGAGACGCTTGTCGAGCTAGCGAGGGTTGTGTGGGCAGATCTAGGTCCAGGGTATTCGGAACGTGTCTATCACAATGCTATGGAGGTGATGCTACGGGGTATAAACATTCGATACGAGACGGAGCGGATCATCCCCATAACATTCAAAGGGCATGTAATTGGAAATCTCCGTGCTGACATAGTGGTGGAAAACAAACTCATAGTGGAACTAAAGGCTATCAAGTCCCTGAAGGAGGAAAATAAAGTTCAAGCTAAGAAATATATCGAGTTGACTGGACTGCCGTGTACCCTCCTCATCAACTTCCCGCAACCGTCAGGTGATGTAGAGACCTTTCTTGTAAAATAAAAATGTACGTGATTATTAATACAATCATTCATGGTAGCGCCCACGGTCGGTGATACGACGACTACTCCGACCTGTCTACCGTTCAGCTGCACAAACGTACCTATAAGTAGTGTCAAAGTTGTGGTGGAACTTAAAAACGGTGGGAAAAAAATGCGATTTATGTACGATAACGTAGAATACCCCCGCAACCCAAGTGGAAAGTGGGAAAACGCGAGTGGCGGGGATAGACTTCCGACTTTAACAATTCCAACAAATGGCGAAGAATTCTGCACTGTTATGAGCAAATTAAAGAAAGCTTACTTCTTTTCGAAAGATGGTGATGACTGGCGCCCAGAGGGCGTATCTTTCACATTTACTATACCATCGAGCGCGGTAGAAAGGTGGTACGTGCCTCCCTTGAGATTTGGTGATAAAGGTCTTCACTGGAACGATAGGGTGTCTGGCACAAACGGTTCGATTGGTCAACCAAATATAACGGTATACGTCGGGTGGCACGACTTTGTAAGGGTATACCCAGAGGATCACGACGACGACGAATGGGACTATGATCTATCTGATTACACACCCGTTTTCAGTGTTGGTAGCGATATGAAAAAACCCCACGGTAGGTATTATCTGTTAGGAGCTTTACCTGCTGACGAAGTGAATGGGACCATTTTTGATAAAATTTTTCCAAGGACGGGAAGGTGTCCCTTCACGCTTCCAGACGACACCATCTCTGTAGAGACTGTCATTCGAAAGAGTGGTATAGTAAGTCCCGACTACGAGTTTAGTTCCGATACGTGTAGAGGTCAGTTCAAAGACTCGTGGTTCGATAGAGATCGCAAGCTTGAAGAAAATACAAACGGTATGGATGTATTTGGGGATTGGTATTACAACAAGGATGGTAAAAAACAATGCTTAGCTCCAAACAGTAAAAATAGCACGTCGCGTGATGTTCCATGCCCAGGTGCTTTGACGTGGAGGTGGAAGAATGCACCCAAATACGGCGGAGACAACCAAATCCTTCAGTGTCATTACAAAGCCACGCGTGAGGATATAATGAAGTACGATCTCGAGGAAACCTTACCGACTGGTTCAAAAAATGACAACGGGTCTTCGCTCTTGGTTCAATTGCAGCAGAAGTATTGTGAAAGGCCTGGCAACTCATCAAAAGTTATCACGAATTCTGGTAACAAAACGTGTTCACAGTTTCGCAATGATTTTTCCCTCTTAGAAAAAGATTGTAAAACTGGTGATACTTCACAAAATGATTGGGAAAACTGTAAGAGCGTCTTGGACTCTGATGCTTATAGGTCCAGCTATGAGACACATTTACGGGGATATTGTGATAACAACCCCATGAAAAGTATATGCGCGTGCTACAACGTTAGGAAAGATTCCGGTATGTTTTGTTTGGACAAAGATGATAGTCAGGCTGCAGGATGCACGAAATGGAATGTAGCGTACGCAAATCTGATGGAGGCGGACCAAACAAACGGTTCGGCTATAGACACGTTCAAATCACAGCCCGAATGCTTCATGCCAGTTTGTAATAGTGATGGATGGACCCCTTCTGAGATAGCAAATAGATCTTGCCCACCGATACAAATATGTCAAAACAATATAGAGGCTACCGATATAGACGCATCTGCTGTAGACTTTTCACAAGAGTGTAATATGGATCAGACCGTCACTACTAACACTGACATTGACAACATCACGGAAATCACACCTGGTGGCGGTGGTGGTGGCAGTGGCAGTGGCAGTGGCAGTGGCAGTGGCAGTGGCAGTGGCAGTGGCAGTGGCAGTGGCAGTGGCAGTGGTGGAAGTGGTGGAAGTGGTGGAAGTGGTGGAAGTGGTGGAAGTGGTGGCGATGGTGATGATGCCGACGATGATGCCGACGATGATGATGATGATGATGATGATGTTGAAAAAACCGAGAAAGACGAAGGTTTATCAGATGAAACAAAGATTTTATTGTTTCTGGCATTCATGGTGTTCATAGGTGTGGTATTTTGGCCACGCAAGCCGCCGCCCCCCCGTTATGCCTGACTCGGCATTAAAGCTTAATGACTACATATAGATAGAATCCACAAATGGATGCCAAACTTGGAGTCAAACTCAACACTGCGGCAGCAAAGCTTCCCTCGCGCGGCTCTCCCGGTGCTGCCGGCTATGACATCTACGCTGCGAACCCTGAGCCAATCGTCATTCGGCGACAGACAGGGCGAACCCTCATCCCCACGGGTATCCAGGTGGTGTTGCCTTCCGGAACATATGGGAGGGTCGCTCCTCGCTCTGGTCTTGCCGTCAAGAAAGGTATCATTGTTGGAGCGGGCGTCATCGACATCGATTACACCGGTGAGGTCAAAGTTCTCTTATTCAATCAGGGGGACGAGGATTTCACCGTTACAGCGGGGGATCGTATTGCCCAGCTTGTTATCGAGAGAATTCTCACTCCCGAGGTCGTGGAGTTGGGACACGTCTCCGACACACAGCGAGGATCTGGGGGATTTGGTTCGACAGGTGCGTAGAGAGCAAATTAAACCTATCTAATCATATGTCAGCATACAATGACGTATTCATCTGAGAAAACGCTAACACTGATACATGAAGCGAGACATGTTGCACCTGTTTCGAATGCAGGTCCAGTGCATGATGGATTTTACGAATTTATCCACAGTGACAAGCAGGTTACTGGATACCTGATCATGGAAGGTGGTGTTCCGGGACCTGTCAGGAGTTTCTTTCGACAGAAGATCAAGGAGTTCATCAAAGGAGATTTCATAAATATAGAGAAACCTGACGATATATATGTAGAATAATGACTCACCAAGTGTATATAATACTTGACCGCAGTGGTTCGATGGCATCGTGTATACCAGATACCCTCGGGGGACTCCAATATTTCTTGGACTCTCTCGACGATTCGGCGCGTGTCACCCTCCTCCTGTTCAATCATACGACGGAGGTTCTATACAGGGACGCACCCAAGGACAAATGGATGTCTCTCACACCCCATAAATACCGTCCCCATGGTGGAACTGCGCTTATGGATGCCATTGCAGAGACCATCAACATGGCGGAGATCCACCAGCCTCGGATGTGGGCAGATCAGGATGATAACACCGTTAGCGTCGTCATTCTGACAGACGGCGATGAGAATTCCAGCAAGGCTTACACCCCGCAGCACGTCGCAGGTCTCATCAATTACAAGAGGACCCAGGAGTGGAACTTTGTGTTTCTGGGGGCAAACCAGGACGCCATCATGAAGGCTGGTGACCTGAACATTCCAAAAGAATCTGCGATGACCTTCTCCAATGAGACGGTCGACACCGCTATGCGGAGCGCTGCTGACGCTCTGAATAGGATGGTTTCTGGGGAGTCCCAGACTGTTGAATTTTCACGCATTGAGAGGGCTGCTAGTTGCCCTAGTTAGCGAAGAGAACCCCGCCAAGCCCAGACTCAATGCGCAAGATGTTGTAGTTGATGGCGTAGAGGTCCTGCGTCGTGGCGAAATACCCCGTGGATGCAGTCATGTGAGCCGTGTCGAGGCGACTGAAGTTGCATGAACCAGTCGGCTGCAGCTTGTTCGCCTTCTGAGCGAATGAATACATCTTAAGAGCCACACCAGACCTCTTGTCACTACCAGACTGCAGCGGTGAATAGTGTTCGCTGTTGTAGTATGACTGGACGAGAGAGAAATACTTGTCGGGCATCTTGCTCTGGAAGAGCTCCACACCGTTGAGGTAAATCTGAACATCGTTAGTCACGTATGAGCCACCTCCGCCCATACCTGGACAACCCCACATCAGTGCTTTAACGGGGTGGTTGAGAAGGCTGAGATCCCACCTCGGGGTGGTGTCCGTCCCGAGGTTCTGGATCTTCTGCATCTGGTGAATGAGGAACTCGTGGTTGGCGTCCGTCATAGCCTGACGTTCTTGGGTATCGAGGAGCACGAAGTCGCCGTAAACCTGGAACTTGTCCGGGGCGGTTCCGTCAGCCAGGCGGATCTTGAGTTCCACCTCGTGGTACTGGAGCGCCACCAGCGGCAGGGGGTAGCCGTCGCAGAAAGAGAAGTGCAGGGGGAGCCACGTGTTCCCCGCCGCACGGGTGAGGTCCTGGCGAGCGGTGCCGGACGGGGTGTTGCCTGTGAAGATGGGACCCGCCTTGGCACCTGAGTCCACGAGGAACTTGTTCCACAGCTGAACCGTGAAGAAGGCGTCCTGACGGTCTACCATCTGCCCGCCGATGTACCACTCGAAGACGGCGCCGCCATTCTCACTCTCAGCTCCGATGAGCCCTGGGAAACCGTTGGCGGCATTGCCACCCAGGGTTCCGGTGGTTCCGAGGTCAATCCACACGTGCGACAGGAGATCACCCACCCTGGGAATCTTGATGGAGATTTCGGAGTTGGGGGCGATGGCACCGATGACGTCGAGCTTGACGGGCTTGGTGGTGAAGTTGGTGTGACGTTTATACACTTGACGGAAGAAGGAGACCTCGGGGTCACCAGTGATGTATGCATCCTGAGCACCCTGTGCGACTAACTGAACAAGAGATCCAGACATTGTATATTATACTAGGCAGATAGTTTTTTTCAATAAAGTTTTCGGCACATATACAAGTACAAGGAGCTTGAGATGGTTCAATTTCAGGCATATGCATGGGAGGCACGCGATGTTGATGAGCAGTATCTCATCTCCATATTTGGCAGGTGTGAGAATGGTAAATCTGTATGCGTGACGACGGCGTTTAAACCATACTTCTTCATCAAGTTAAGTCCCACAATCACAGAACCACAGTGTCGTGATCTGTTCCAGAGGATCCAGAAAGTGTGCCAGGGGATGATTAAATCCTATGAGCTGTTGAGATCCAAGGATATCTGGGGGTTTCAGAACGGTAGCAGGTTTCCGTTCATGAAGTTCAACTTTGACACACTGGCTTCGATGAAGATGGCTGACCGCAAATTACAACGCCCCTTAGAGGGTGATCGCTTTCCCCAAAAGATCTACGAGTCCAATATCGACCCCGTGCTCCGGTTTATGCACCGCACTGGTATCAGCAGCACGGGATGGATGGAGTCTGGTCCGTCGTGTGCGCGCAACAACGTGGCTCTGGTGAACATCGACCTGTTCTGCAACGACTGGAGGACCTTGAAGCCCGTTGACATCAAGGGGAATGCACCGTTCGTAGTGGCGTCGATGGATATCGAGTGCTACAGCCACGACAACAAGTTTCCCGATCCCGACATCGCAGAGAACGCCGTCTTTCAGATCGCCATGACCTTGCGCCACCTGGGTGAGAAGGAATGCTACAAGAAGGTTTGCTTGTGCTACAAGGAGACGGATGGCGTGCCGAACGGCGAGGTGTGGGAGTATCCCACGGAGAGGGGTCTGCTCGAGGGCTTCTCTGAGTTCCTGAGGGACGAGGGGGTCGATATCATGACCGGGTGGAACATATTCGGGTTTGACTACGAGTATGTGATGAAACGCGCTGCTATACAGAATTGTTCCGTGGAGTTCTACGAGATGGGTAAACTCAAGGGGGTCACTTCGGATTTGGTATATAAGATGCTCTCCAGCAATGCGCTGGGGGACAACAAACTCAAGATCATTCCGATGCCTGGGAGATACAACTTCGACTTGTTCCAGGAAGTGAAGCGTGAGAAGAAGTTGGACTCCTACAAACTGGATTCCGTGGCTGAGACCTTCCTGGGCGATCGCAAGTTGGACGTGGACCCGAAGCAGATCTTCGCATCCTTCCGAGGTGGGGATCCCACCGAGTTGGGGAAGGTGGCTGAGTATTGTATACAGGACACCCTCCTGCCCCACCGCCTCTGCGACAAGCTGGCAACCGTCCTGAACCTGATCGAGATGGCGAAAGCCACGTGGGTTCCGATGTCCTACCTGTCCGAGCGAGGGCAGCAGATCAAGGTGTTTTCCCAACTGACTCGAAAGGCGCGGGAGTTGGGGTATATGGTGCCCAACGTCCGATTCAGGAAGGCGGGTGAGTTGGAGAATGAGGATGGCTACGAGGGTGCGACCGTCCTGGACGCACAGAAGGGTGCATACTACCGCCCCATCACAGCCCTCGATTTCGCCTCGCTGTACCCGTCTATAATGATAGCCCACAACCTGTGCTACAGCGCGTTGGTGATGGACCCCCGCTACGACAACCTACCTGGGGTGAACTACGAGAGTTTTCAGGTGGGCGACAAGACCTTCAAGTTCGTGCAGGACTTCCCCGCGGTTCTGCCAGAGTTGTTGCGGGAGCTGAAGCAGTTCCGCAGCCAGGCTAAGAAGGATATGAAGCAGTTCCCCGAGCACTACGAGGTGTTCAACGGGAAGCAGTTGGCATACAAGATCAGTAGCAACTCCGTCTACGGTTTCACGGGTGCCTCGAAGGGTATCCTCCCGTGCAAGCCGATTGCGAGCACCACCACATGCCGAGGTCGGCAGATGATCGACGAGACCAAGGTCTACGTGGAAGCCAACTTCCCTGGTGCCAAGGTGCGCTACGGGGACACGGATTCCGTCATGGTGGAGTTTGACACCACGGGTATGTCTGTGGAGGATGCGTTGGAGTATTCGTGGAAGGTGGGAGAGCAGGCGTCTGCGGAGTGCACGAAGCTGTTCAAGGCTCCGAACGACCTGGAGCTGGAGAAGGTGTATTATCCCTACTTCCTTTACAGCAAGAAGCGCTACGCTGCCAAACTGTGGACGAAGGGTAAGGACGACAAGATGCACTTTGACTACGTGGATATCAAGGGGCTTCAGGTTGTCAGGAGGGATGGGATCGCCTTCACCCGAGAGACGTGCAAGGAGTTGTTCGATATCATCTTGGAGAGCAACAATCCCGAGGCTGCCAAAGAGCTGGCGGTTCGCCGTGGCACGGAGTTGGTGGACGGGCGGGTGCCTATGGATAAGCTCCAGCTCTCCCAGAAGTTGGCAGATTCCTACAAGAATGAGAATATGGCGCACGTGCAGGTGGTCAAGAAGATCCGCGAGCGCGCCCCGGGGTCCGAGCCTCAGTCGGGTGATCGGGTTCCCTACGTCTTGGTGGACACGGGGGATCCCAAGGCTAAGATGTTCGAGAAGTCCGAGGATCCCAAGTGGGTCCGAGAGCACAACATCCCCCTGGATTACCAGTATTACTTCACCAACAAGTTCGTCCAGCCCGTGTGCGATGTGCTGGAACCGCTGGTGGAGGATCCGAAGCAGGAGATATTCGGTGGATTGCTTCCCAAAAAGCGAGCCCGTAAGACGAAGGGGCAGCCGTCCATCACGAACTTCTTCACCAACAATAAGGAATAACGTGTATATAGTAATAGTAAAGAGATGGCGACCGATGATTTTGCTGATATCAAGGCGCTTATGGAGAAACGGGTTAATGAGAAAGTCAACGCAACTATCGCAGTCTTTGTCACCAACCTTGCACGGCGGTATAAGATGAACCCGCACGACATCTTGAGGTGCTGTCCGACAGCTGCTGAGGCTGCAGCGGGCACGTCGAAAGTAGCGGACAGGTGTAGGGGTATATGCGGAAAGGGAACCAAAAGCCGTCAGTGTTCTAGGGGCGCCAAGGATGGCACGGGGTATTGCGGGATGCACGCGTGGCAGGGTGAACAGGAGAAGGCGAAAGCCCCTACGAGCATAGTGAGCGGGCACACCCATCCAGTATCCGTTCCGTATATGAAGGGGTGTCCAGCATGTGAATCTAAATCATCATTGATGCCTCGTAAACAGGTTTTGGAGGTTATAGGTTTGGGCTTTTAGGTATATAGATGGCGATCACGAAAGCGCAACTTCTTCTGAAGTCAATGGACGACTTCTACTCGATCCCTGAGAATGCCGCAACCTTCAAGGATATCGTATCCGGAACAAAGGGGGGTGTGTCTCTCCGATCCATCGAGAGATTCATAACCTCCTATTCCAAAAATACAAACTTTTGCTTCAAGACGATTGGTGGAACGTCGTTCCCCGTGCACCTCAAATACAAATCGACACTTGACGGCTACAGCAAAAAGTTGTTCGACCCTTTTGCCAGATACGAGAGGATAGAATACACTGTCCCCGCAACAGGCGAAAAGGTGATGACCACCGTTGCCCAACTCAACTTTTTGAGGTGGGCCATCAAGAATGGTATCGTCAATTACATTCGGTCAAATCCCACGGTTACGAAAAACTCATAAACCCCCTAGAGATTGAAAACTTTCGATCAATGATGTAATATCCATGGAACTGCACAGCCTCCGTCACACGGCTGTTCAGATTCATCTGCAGGAACGTGCCATTACTGGACGTCTTGCTCATGTCGAGCATCCCGCTCGGAGCGGTGTCCATGGGGTTCAGTGCAAATGTATAGGAGTATATGTCCTTTATCGGTGGTTTGAAGTTTGGATTATACTTGTAGTAGTTGCGAGTGGATATGTTGGTTCTTGAGACGTCCACCAGGGGGCTGAGACTCGAATTGTTGTTGATGTAGATGTCAGCAGTGGACATGATGGGGTTGAGATTCTGTTCCGCCTCGTCGTCGCTTATGACGTTGCTCAGGTTCATTCTCTGGTTGAAGTAATCTACATCCGCCATCTGTTCGAATATGTCCCTTCTGAAAAACCACAAGATGGTCTTTGTGGCGTTGTCACCCACCAAGTTGATCTTGATCCTAGCCTCCCCGTTGTCCTCTGAGATCTCCTGGATTGGCTGACGGACGGCCAGGGTGAACACGCGTTCTATGTCCCTAGATATAAGCATCTGCTTCTCTTGGAGCGTCACGTCCGCCAGGGTGGTCAGGATTTCGAAATGGGGGATGGAGATCACGTCGGCGGTGTCGGAAAACGCAGAGGGTGGGTTGAATGTGATGCTCAGGCGGATCTTTTGCTTGTGGATGGCACATAGGGGGAGCGGATTTTTTTGGTTAAAGAAGGTCGGGAGGACGAGATAGACGGACTGCGCATTGCCAGACTTGTCACCCCCGAGACCCGCCGCCAGGGCCCTCCGCTCGCTGGTGTCTGCGTACAAGTTATAGTATATCATCATGGAGTCTCCGTATATGGTCTCTACGTCCATCTCGTCCACCTTGATGTTTACACTATCCAAGATGGACCACGCAATGTTGTCACAGTAAGTCGCCAGGCGAAACTTGACATCCAGGAGCTGTGGCAGCTGCACTCGGATCACGAGGTCTGTCATGATGTCTCCCAGCTCTTGGGGGTTCAGGAATGTTGTGATGGTCTTACCGAAGGGCCAGCTTTCGGTCAAGGCGGTGGTACTGGGACGAGTCAGTCTGTGAATCTTTTCATACTTTGCAAATTTTGAGTGACGTTCGGGGAGGGTGTAGTTGAACAGGGAGTCTTGGGGGGACGGGGAGTCAAGGTAGAGGTCTTGTTTCCCCACCGCGTCGAGGCTCAGTATAGCACCTGATGTTGCCATTACAGTTCGCACAGATCTTTTTGCCACATATCTATCACGCTCAAACCCTGAACCCTAGCTAACTCTGTCCGTGCATCCAACGCCTTCTGCCGCAGCGCCGCCACTTCCTCCTCCGTGTATTCATACGTCTTGGTAGATAGCAGGTAGTCCACCTCCTTGAATTTGCGCCGAACCAAGTCAGCCTCCAGCGCAACCTTCTTGACACGGAACACCTGAATGTCCCCAGAGCACACCTGCTCGATGAACCGAGCCTTTTCTGATAGGCGCTCGGCATCATGTGTCAGTTGGAGGACCATCGCCTTCTTGCGTTCGCCATACACTCTGACCCGCACCTCCACGTAGTCCGTCAGGATCTCCTCGGGGCTGTTATACCGCTTGATGCCCTGGGTGGGGTGGAACAAGTGCATGTTCGAGGTGTGGAACGTCTTGCGCAACTTGAAGTCCTTCATCATATCAGTGCCCGTGTAGCCGTAGATCTCGAAGTGGATGTCTTGGGTAGTGCTGGCGTTGCGGTAGCTCGTAATCTTCTTCTTCTCGATCATGGCATCCAGGTGATCCTTGAACGGATCGGTCCACACCCCAGGGGGCAACTCCGTGATGGTCAACTTGTCTCCAGATGCTGTGACAATGCCCTCCGTTATCCACGAGTGTTCCCCATCGTCCCGGATGGTGCCTCGGAACCCCTTGAACCACGGCTGCATCCGCGTGAGTTGCTCCCCCCTCATCACCTTGTATAGGTTTTCCTTCAAAACCTCGGGGTTGTATGGAGGGACGTAGCACGAAAACCCCGTGCCGATACCCTCGCATCCATTTACCAGAACAGTCGGGATGATCGGAGCGTAATACTCGGGCTCCACCTTATGCCCGTCATCCACCACGGCAGGGAGAAGCTCAGTATCCCGCTTGTCAAACAAGTGGCGAGCCTCAGAGGTCAGACGGGTGAAGATGTAACGAGTCTGACTCGCATCCTTTCCACCCATCAGACGAGTCCCAAACTGCCCAGAGGGGAATAACAGGTTGATGTTGTTCGCACCCACGAAGTCCTGAGCCAGGCGGACGATGGTATCCGCCAGAGACACCTCGCCGTGGTGGTATGCCGTGTGCTCCGCCGTGTAGGCGGCGAACTGCGCCACCTTTACGTCCTGTGTAAGATTGCGCTTGAAGGCGGCGAAGATAACCTTGCGCTGGGAGGGCTTCAGACCGTCCATCATGTGGGGGATGCTGCGGTGGATATCAGCCAGGCTGAAGTGCACCATGTCTCGAGTGATGAAGTTGCTCACCGTCAACTCCCTGACATCCCCGTATGGAACCGAAAGAGTCTTGGACTCCTCAGATGCACGGGTCAGCCAGTGCTTTCGAGCATCAGCCTGCGTCTTGTCGAATGCCAAGGTCATCATGTCATCAGTCTCGTCGTCGGCGTCGAAGCGAACCGTCAGGCGGTCGATAGCCTTGAAATACTCCTTCGCCTCCACAGCCGTCGATGTTCCCAGACCCTTGTAATACTTGATCTTCCACCCCTGGGGGTGGGTCTCCCACCATTCACGATAGGCATTCTCCGTGAAAAACCACTTGTTCTGGGTTCCCTTGGTCGCCTTGATGATGGGGGTCACCATACTCACCACAAAGCCCAGAGAAATCAACTCGGGCCAGAAGGCGTGAATGTTGTTCAAGACCAACCCCTTGATGTGGGAACCATCGTTATCCGCATCCGTCATGATCATCATCCGACCGTAGCGCAACTCCTTGATGCTGGTGTAAGTGTGTCCGTGCTTCAAACCCAGGATCTGCTTTACAGAGTTGAACTCTGCGTTGGCAGTCACCTGCTCAGCCGAACAGTCTCGGATATTCTTGGGCTTACCACGCAGTGGAAACACACCATACTTATCACGACCCACCACCGTCAAACCAGCCACGGCGAGCGCCTTGGCGGAATCGCCCTCCGTCAGTATCAGGGTGCACTGGTCGCCTCGGATGGTACCAGCCCAGTTGGCATCATCCAGCTTTGGGATGCCCGTGAGGCGGGACTTGAGTCGACTTCCATCCGTCTTCTTGAGCTCCTTCTCAGCTTTGACACGGTTCAGAGCGTCGATCTCAGCCTGAATGCCCGTTTTCTGGAGCACCTGCTTGTGGAAGGTCTTGACAGGTTCCCACCGGCTTCCGAACTGCCCCACCTTCAAGGTGCACTCGTCCTTCACCTGACTACTGAAGGTGGGGTTTACCAGTGTTGCCTTGACCATGACGAATAGGGTATTCTTGACTTGATGACCTTTGAGATTGCACTTCTTTCCCAAGGTTTCCAGAACCCCATCAGTCACCTGGGTCACCACGTGGTTCACATGGCTTCCACCTTTGTATGTGCACACACCGTTGACCCAACTCACCTGCTCGAAAGCCTCATGAGGGCAGCCAGCCACCGCCACCTGCCACCTATCCTGCGAACTCACAACCACCTCAGCGTCTGCTGGGAGGTGCATACGGGCGTAGGTCTTGATGTCAAGCTTCGGCAACTCCTCGCCTTGCCAAAACACCTTACATCCAGACGTGTAGAAAGACGCATCCCACACCCGCTTTTCAACGAGCCGCGTAAAGTCCGGAGTTAGCCCAGTCATCCCGAATCGCTTCCAGTCAGGTGTGAAGCTGATGCTGACCTCGTTGCTCACCTTGCGGTAAGAGGAGACCATGGCATCCTCCTTGCGAGACATATTGTCCCTCCACGTCTGACTGTATTCCTTCTTGCTCTTGCCATCCAGAATGCGAACCTGAAACTCTGTGCTGTAAACATTTGCCAATTTGGCGCCGTAGCCGTTCCTACCACCCACTATCTTCTCCTGGCTGTCGTCATAGTTGGTGCTGGTCAAGAGGTGTCCGAATGTCAGTTCGGGGTTCCACAGACCCTCAGTGGGGTGCTTCTCCACCGTTATGCCACCCAGTGGACCATTGTTTACGACCTTCAGATTACCTTCGGGGCTTAGGGAGACCTCGATCTTCTTGACCTCCTTGGGGTGCGAAGTGTTGCGGTCAATCGCATTGACCAAGATCTCGTCGAAGATTTTCAGGAGGGCAGGAGAGACTGTCTGCTTCTTCTTGACAAAGCGGTCGCCTTCCTTCACCCAATATACATCTTGTTGCTGCGGAGTAGGGCCCACATATGAGTCCGGGCGCAACAAGATATGCTCGCGGTGAGAAACCTTTTTGACAACCTCCCGTGCCATTTTACTTATACAGGTATATACCCATATCCTTAAGATTCTTTCGGCAGTTTTTTTGTAAAGGTAGTGTATCAGAGATGGCGATGCGTACGCATACTATTATGAATACAATTGGTGATAAGACATCGGGGGTCGTAATCAGTTTAGGTCTGCTTGTGTCAGGTGGATGGTGGGCGGTCAATACCTATATGAGGGATGGCATCGGAGATAAGGCTAAGAAACAGAGTAATATCGCCAAATACGTTATGTACTTGTTCATGATACTGTTTATCATGAAGATTGCATTTGGAACCCGTATCGCAGAACAGGCAAGGAAAAAGGCTGAGATGGGCGCCAAGGTGGCTGCACAGCGAGCTGCCCGTCTTAAAGATACACTTAACAGTAGCGCGGCTATGAAGGTGTTCGGCAACAGGAAGTTCATTTCCCGGAAGCCTGTCGTTGGATTGGCACTGGCGATGGCGATTGGACTCTCTTTGCAGTTTAAGACGAGGAACTCGGATGATAACAAAACGAAACTTAAATTACAAGCCGTCTTTTTAGTATCCTTACTGGTCTTCTTGTTCGTCGGGCAGGTTGTCAAGGATTCGGCGGGAATTGCATTGCAAGAGGCTTCAGCGGCGGCTGCGAGTGTCAGTAAACCACCAACCGTCACCTCAAAATCTCCATGATTAACCCCGATGAGTGAAACATCTCGGATGGCGGAATTCTCTCGTATTTACCCTCGGGGTCCATCTTCATGTAGTAGTGGAGGGACATGAACCACGTGTAAATATTACTCTCACTCAGAGACGTGCTCCTGATACCACCCCTGCGGGACCTCCCAGACACCTCACGGTCCCGCAGGTTTGGAGTGGGCCACGGTTTCTCCCAGCACGCTTTGCAGCACTTGTATGCCCTGCCACCCTTGACCTTCCACATGGAATCGTTTTTGTCAAACCTGACTGGGTGGTATTCGAAGAATGTAACCATGTCAGGAACGATAGCCTTGAAGCCGTCCACGTCTGTCGACATCAAGATGTTCGTGGGGTTATTGCACAGATAGCATCGCTTGCCCCACTTGACATCGAACTTGGGTACCATCTCTATGATTAATTATGGTCGCATAACTTAATAAATGATTCTGTGGATCCTCGCAGGTATCGTGATAGTCCTCATGTTTCTATGGAAGTCGGGGACGCCCCGAGATCGCATCCAGACCCTGGTCCAGAAGTGCGCATCCTACGCCGTACAAGCGCAGCAGGACACGTCCCCCGTCCAGGCGATGCTCCACGCCAACTACGCCGCAGCCTACCTGGACGCATTGAAGGTTGTGAGCAGCGAGAGGCAGATCCAGCAGGTGGGGTCGGTCAATCTCGGAACGTTCCAGACTCACGTGTGGAACGTTCAGAAATCGGTGACGGACAAGGCGCTCGAGGCGGTCCCCGAGCTGGCGGGGAAGGTGGATTTGTATCTTCAATCTATTGCAAACCCACAGGTGGACTGGGCGTCTGCTGGAAGAGTTAAAGATTTTTCGTCGCACGAGCGAATTGGTAAACGAGAACGAGTATGATCGCAGCTTTGATGATCCCCGACACCAGTAATTGCACTTTGAACTTGTACGGACCCACCTGCTGCTCGTCCACCCTGTCTATCTTGAGAGTTCCAGCAACCAGAGGGTCTATGACACCGTCTGATAAATCTTTGACGATTCCGGTGAGCGCAGCCGCAACCATGAGAGATATCACCTGCGTGTCAATATCTCGTTGATGAAAGATCCAGTTGACGATGCTCTTCATACTTACTTTGTATATTGCAACATTAATAACTGTCATCCTGGCATCCGAACTTTCCATACTCCACCGCCTTATCCACAGCCATGTTGAGTTTGCGGGTGTTGATGGGGTCCCGGGAGTACAAGATGGCGGAGTACAATGATTCGTACTCCTTCCTCATCACAACCTCTTGACGAGTCTTAGGACGAATAACAGGTGGAGGGAGAGGGACGACGAATATAAGAGGCATGTATTATATGTAAGCAACAATATATGTCAGACGGTAAATACACCGTCGTGGAAAACCCTGAGGGTCCCGTGTTCATCGCAGTCACAACAGATTCCAACCCATACAGAGCATCCAGCCAACCTGTCAACCTCGAGACGGCAGTCAGTCTCGATAGGGATGCGTCGTTTGTCAGGTTCTGCTGCGTGTTGGATGGGATCATCGCATTCATGAATGTCGTCACCTTCCTCAGTCCCGTGGCGATGTTCCCACTCCTCGCAAGTGTGTGGGGTTATCACGGTGCTCGAACATACAACTACAAGATGATGGTGTCATTCATGGTGTATCAATACATCTACTCCGTGGCGAGATGGGGGTTTCTCGGGTATGCCATCTGGCATAACTTTGAGAGGGAAACTGAGGATGACTACAGGTATTGGTTGCTCTTGTCCCTCGCACCCCTCCTGCAGTCCTATATCACATGGAGGATACAGATGTTCTACAATGTCCTGAAAAACATATATATAAGCACATCTGCCTATAGTAATGTATAATGGGATTGAAGCGATGGCTACGCCGCAACTTATCTCCACTCTTAGGCGATCCTATGCCCTCGCAGAGGCCAACCGTCCACGAGTCATATTACTCACCAAGCCCCCCAATTTTGATGACTCCGCCAAAAAAGGAAATCAGCGTAAGACCCTGGTGGGTTGTTGTGCAGCGACGAATCTCAACGGGACTCAGTGTTCTAATCGAGCAGCCCCAGGATGCGGGGGCTTCTGTAAGCGCCACATGCCCACAAAAGAAATGTTAGATCAATTATAAGTATGCGTCTGGATTCTGAAACACTCCTTCCCGTCATGACTGGTATGGCAATCTACCTGGCAGTCGCCAAGGTGAGCCCCGAGGTTCGCCAGAGCACAGGTATCAAGCCTGTCGATGACTTGATAGCAATGATGATTGCGAATCAGGGCTCCCACATGGTGGGAGTTATCTTTACCGGTCTAATTATCCTCATCTCAAACAAGGTCGCAGATCGCTTTTAACTGGCGAGAGACCTTGTCCTTGCTGACCGCGTATTGGGTCAGTGGGTGACCTGCACGACTATCACGCGTCTCGAACGCCTTCTTCATATGCGCCTTTAACATGTTAAAGTCTGGGTTCCCCCACTCCATCCCAGCCTTGAACAAGAAGTCGTCCCGGGGAACAGTGGTCATGCCACATCGAATGCTGTAAGGCGTGTTGACGTACTCGGGTCCACCGCCGTATTCTGGCATGATGACCGGTTTCGCCCTCAGCGCCGCCTCCACTGCACCCAGTCCGATGCCCTCGGAGTGGCTGAAGCTGACGTAGCAGTCCCCCTGTTCGTGCACTTTCTCCAAGTCGTCGGATGTCAGGAGACCGTTAATGACCTCGACGCCAGGAATGTCAACGGACACCGTCTGGTTACACGTCGCCTTTATGAGCAGGCGAACATTGTCCGTGTTGCTCCCGAAGAGTTCCACAAATGCCCTGATGACACCGTTGATATTCTTGCGCTGATCAGCGACGTTCCCCACGTGGTAGAATGTGTACTTGTTATTCGACCAATCCTTGGGCCTGTAAGAGAGCACGCTGACATTGGGGTCGTCCACGTATGCGTTCACCACATGGAACTTGCTCTGGGAAAACTGCCGCTCAAAGATGCGCTGGCAGAACTTGCTCGGGGTTGCCACGTGCTCGAATAAGTCAAACAACTTCCCGTAGTCCTCGTGAACCGTCTCGGTCTCGCAGATGGTCATCAACACCACCTTGTTGAAGCGGTGCTTGATGGCTGGGATCCGCTCGAACCACATCAGGATGGGGAGGGCATATATCATGACATTGGATCCCTCTGGGATAT